CTTTACTATTTTGTATATACACTTGTATTTATTTGTTGCCGAAGAATTTACTTACTGACCTTAGTCCTATGCTGGCACTAACAATCCCACCAAGGGAAATTTGATACCACTGTGGCATTGATTCAAGGGCGGCAAAGCCATTAGCTACTACATCTTCTGCCCAAGCAAAAGGTAAGAACGCAAGTACAAGTGGCACCGAGAATAGAAGTGTAATCCATTCATCTTTCCAAGAGTTCTCCGTAGACTTTATAGCCGCTAAGTCCCAATCAATTTCCCCAGTTAATTGCTTTTTCCTAATCTCTGCCTCAGTTAGCTTGAGTTGTGTCTTACCATCAATTATACTCGTAGCTAACCCTGAGAGACTGCTAATAATTGCTCCAATCATTTCTTGTTACCCCCGTTAAGATACAAACCAAACCAAGCTGCCCCTGCGCCAACTATAACACTAACGAATCCTGCTTGGGCATTGTTTGGCGAACTTAAATCCATAAACCAGTTACAGGTTTGATAGAACACAATCATGTAACTTAGTATAAGTAGCCTTGGTGCAATTCGCCATGCGTCTAGTTTCTCTGGTGTCATTCAGCGTCCTTTCAATCCGTCTATAATTTCTTGTGCAGAAGGTCTACGTTTCTTAAAGTCGTATACACATTCAAAACTCTGAGGGCATTGTCTGTAAGCAGCCCCATACTCATACTTAGGTATCAAAGGTGTAGGGAAGAACGTAGCAGATGATCCGTTAGGTCCACGATACCAGCACTGCTGTACACCCATTATAGCAATACGTTTCCACAGCTTACAGATGACCATCTTAGGTTCTTTAGCTTCTGATACCCCTACAGTGGAAATTAAGAGTGTCGCCAACAATAATGCTTTTACCACGAACCTGTACCTAACCCAATTAAATATACTCCACCAAACACGACAAGTAAGATACCTAGAGACAAGGCAAACATGCCTAAGTTATTAATCATCTCTTTCTTAGCTTCCATAGCCCTGTAGACAGTCTCTTCACGTTCTTTTCTGATCTGCCTTCTTAACTTAATCATTTCGTCCCAAGTATTAGGGCCAAAGCGCATATTCAAAAGAAACATCAACTCTTTTTGTTGAGCCGCTAGTTTTTTCTTATGTACGATTATGTCAAAGGCTTCCTTCTCTATACTATCACCAGCAGTTAGCTTCTGTATAGTTGAAGGTGTCTTTCTTTGTTGTTCAGCTTTAGCAAGATCAGAGGCGGCTCCGAACCACTCTCCTAGCTGCCCCATAACGTCTTCTATCTCTCTGCCATGTTGGACTAATTTCTTAGTCATTGTGAAGGCGGCAGTACAGGCTGATATTGCCGTTATGGGGTCTAGCATTAGTCTCTCTCCATTACCTCAAGCATCCTTTCAAGGGACTCTTTAATTCCCTTTATGTTCTCTTCTATCTTTCCTAGCTGTACGGCTTGGGTAACTGAGGATGTTTCAACAGCCTTAACATCAGCACTTATTCTAACTATAGATGACGAGTTAGCATCTACATCTGCCCTCATCTGTGATATACTCCAAACTATCATTGCAGCTTGTAGTACTAAGGCAAACAACAAACTTGCCGATATATTTTTACCCATTACATAGCACTCTTCTCCCCCCCTAGTCACAGGGGTAGGCTTTCCAGTCTAGCTGAAAATGAGGACCATCCGGGAACTTCTTCCAATCACCACCCCAAACAATCTTAATGTCTAACTCCTCTGCTGCCTTCTTCATTGCATCACCAATAGGGTAGAACTCGTCCCACTCCCATGATACAGGATAAGGCACAACATCTACTGCATGTCCTGTCAGGTGACGAGACTTAAGTGTAGTTGACTTGCCTGTCTTCTTAAGCATACGCTGACGTTCAATGTTACGAACACCCTCAGTTACACTAAAGTCTTTTTCACTAATCTCTAATGCTCTTACAACAACAGCAACCATATCGGGATGTACCCCAGACAAGTTCTGCTTACTTCGTAGTCCTAGTTTGTATCCCATTGGTTGCTCCTTAAGATGGTTTAGTGGGCCAGTCGTTATCTTGTAGATTAGGCCAATTAGCGTGTGTAGTTATGTCCCGAAGGTGTTGGCGGTAAACAGCCCATGAAACTTGGTCTACTGGTGCATCTAATACCTGTGTCCAGTCAGATGCTAAAAGGAGTTGATTCCTATCACTACGAATTTTTGCAGATAGGTCAAGTAAATCAACAGGTTGTTCAATATAGGGTGCAGCAACATCTTTTGCTTGGTTGAACACCTCTAAGCCTATCAACTCTACATCATCTGGACTTGCTGTAAACGGCACCCAGCCATAATGAGGGTGGTTTATTTCGCAGTCAATAGACCCCACTATATTATAATTTGCGTTACGATATTCCATTTAAGAGATCCTTAACCAAAGTGTTGCTCCCCACAAGCTTTGTTGACCCGGAGAAGATGAGAGTGCGTCTTGAGTCCCCATACATCTCCAAGTTCCTGTTAAAGCTGAACCTAAACTTAGACTAGTCCTAACACCCCCGCCAACTTCTTGGCTCCAAGTGGCAGATGTTGTCTGCAATGATGACCCCGATATAGTAGAGCCGAAAGCAACATCACTACCAAGCGTTGCAAAACAATAGGTTCCAATAGCACCAGATGCCGTGGGCTGAGTGTAAGAACTAGTATTACTATCAATAGCAGCTTTAACCTTAGCTGGAGACACAAGGCTCTCAGTAGTACCTGTGCCAGCTTGCCACGTAGCTGTCGATTGATCCCCAATAAGACCAGTTTGACTTCCACCAGAGTTTACCACTTGTGTGTCATCAAAGATTCGGAATGCGTCAGCACTTTGGTCTAAATAACCTACACTAATCCAAGCATCATTAGCTTCAGCTCTCATTTTTAGGGTGTTGGCTGTTGTGTCGTACCAAAGCATATTAGCTAAGGTAGTAGCGGGTGAAGTTGAACCGCTGTTAACACTGCCGAGAGCCTTTAGTGCAAGGTTAATGTCTGCCCTAGCTGATGATGCAGTCTGATTAGCAATATCTAGGTCGTGTTGGCTCATACTATTCGCCTTTCTTAATATTCAACCGCTACACTAAGTGCAGACACGGCTGGAGTGAAGTTGGTGTTAGTGCTAGCAAGCGCAGCTTTAAATCTAAAGGCACGGCCTACGATAAAAGAACCATTAGCGGGGAGGTAACTTCCCCATGTAGGTGATCCTGCTGGGTCATCACTAGTGGAAGAGACAAAGACTTGCACAGATACATCACCAAAGTTTGCTGCCTCGTCGGTCCAAGTGTCCCAGTTGTTAGGCCAAGTATCCCAGTTCTGAGGTATATCGTCCCACAACAGAGTGCCATCATCGAAAGAGCGAGTGAATGTGCGTGAACCTGTGACCCGTGCGTTTCGGGAAGTGCCAGTGTCAATGTAGTTATTAAAGAAATAGTCTCCAGTGGGTTCAGCAGCAGATGTGTTATCAATCTCAAGATTTCCTGATGACACAACAGTGTTAGTCTTACTTCCAGAGAATGATGGGTTTTCTGTCTCTGTTATAGTTACACCAAGTTGGGGAATCTCGGTAGGTAGGACTACAACAATTGTTGGGGATACACTAAAGTTTCCTTCTTTGTCGTAAGC